CTACACGACGCTCTTCCGATCTATGGAGGGAATCAAGAATACAGGACGGTCTATAATAATTATAGAAAAAATGATACAACGAAGCATAAAAATTTGCAAGGAGGAAGAAAAATGGCAAAAGCAAAAAAATTGACAAAGACAGAACAATGGCTTAAAGGGCAAAGTCGGCAGGGATCAAAATTGCGTGATTTGCTACCAACGTTATCGCAGTATCGAAAAATGGACTCAACGATGAAAAGAAAATATACGCGAATTATGACGGATTGGAAAAGTAATAGTCCGTCACGAAAAGGGTTAGCACTAGACCGAATTCAAAAATATTTTTATCGGATACCAGGACGGACAAATATACAACAAGTTCTTGGTGGACGAATTATTGCGAATATGCAGTCGATATACGAGCAACAACAAGAAGACTACTTTATGAACCCATATGAAGAAGCGCCTGGTGGAATTTACCGACAAGGAAAACCAGGAGCCGGGTATGGAACCATGCGATTAAACAATTTGAAAAAAGACAAGCATGGCAAAGTAGTTGGAGCAAAAACGGCCATTCAAGTGGCAAAAATGATGATTTTCAGAAAACTGGATCGTGATCAACTAACGGTAGACAACTATGAAATGAAGGAGTACTTGGAGCGGGTTGAATTTTACGACAATGGTAACGAGCAGGTAGCGGTCGCCGCATATGGGGACGGTAAAGCTCGGTTCATCGACGTTTATAATAAATCGACCGATTCAACGGAAACGATTGAGCAGGACTTAACAAGAAAAGGATACCCACGAAATAAAATTGATTGGGAAAATCCGAGGGCACGACGACGAGACGATATAACCGGTTGGGGGTAGCAGGAGCCCCAATAAAAATGGGGTGAACTACTATGGGTAAAAGCAAAAAAGCAAATCAAAAGCCATTGATATTTGTTGCGGATAGTGAAGCGCAAACGGCATGGAACGATAGCAAGCTAAGTGATGAAATTGAGTTAGGGTTAAAAAAGCGGGCCAACGAAATTAAGCACGAATTACTATATCGACCTACTATGCGATTAAAAGTGGAATTACGCAATCTAGAAAAACAGATTGCGGCAAAAAGTGTTAAGTTATGTAATACCATGAATACCTATTTGTTAGGCTACGCAGAAATTAAGAGTGGCAAGCGAGCTGCGCAATGGTACGAACGACGCGTTAGTAAAATGGGAGTTGAAAAAGCGCAAGACGAATGGGCTGAAAAGAATGTAAATTACTGGTATAAACCGGAACCAACCGCTGAACCATGGCAAGCAATGTTAAATGACATGGTAAAAAAGTACCGGGATAAAATTGACGACGGTAAACGTTGGTATGCGGTAATTTATTTTCACAACCTGGACTACGACGCGCAAAATCTGCTGCAGCATATCGTGGAACAGGATTTTGAAAAGCCATTTAGTGACGTCAGTGTTTTGCATAACGGAAGTTTATATAGTTTATCGTTTATGTACGACGGGTGCCATTTTGAATTACGCGATAGTATGAAGATCTATAATCAATCATTAGCGAAGCTGGGGGCTAACGTTGGTTGGCCCAAAAAGACAGAAGACGCCACCTATCGTTGGATTGACTTAGAATCGGAAGCTGATGTCGTGGAACACGAATTATATTATTTTAAGCATGACATTGCGGTGTTAGCGGCCGTTATGCGTAGTCATATGGAAAAGTTTCCGGGGAAACTGCGATTAACGGCGGCTGGGTATGCGGAAGCGGATTTAAAAGCCACGGTCAAGCAAGACGACGAGCAGAATAATACAAGGCATTACAACGCTTTATTTGAAGCCAAGTACAGTGACGCGCAAGAAAAATACTTGCGCCATGCGTATTTTGGTGGTTACGTGTATGCCAACTACAAATACGTCAACAAAAAGCTAAGCCGCGGGTTAGTCGGTGACGTCAATTCGTTGTACCCTTCCGTGATGCTAAATCGTAATTATCCAAAATGGGATAGTGTGACCAAATTGACGAAAACGGAATTTAAGCAATTGGATTTGCACGACTACGATACGTTTGCGGTCGTGACGATCAAAATAAGAAAGTTGCGCTTGAAAAACGACGGCGTGCCATGCTTTCCCAAAAAGTCGGCGTTTGGGATGTCGCGAGAAATTATGAGCGAACGTGACTTAGCCGACGACACCGTGATTTTAACGAATTTTGATTTGTACTGGATCATGCAAAATTACGAATTAGAATATGATTATGTAACGGGGGTGATCGCCCGCAAGGCAATCAATCATCCGTTTACATCTTTCATTTTAAAACACAAGGCCGAGAAGGAACGGGCGGTGCAGGCAGGTAACAAGGTCGATAAAATGATTGCGAAAATCCACTTAAACTCGACATATGGCAAGTTTGCACAGCGTAAGATAACTACGAAAACGGTCTTAATGCGGAATAACAACGGGACAATCGGTTTTACGGAAGAAATAGACCCAAATGCAAATCCGGTTGATCACAATATTTTAATCGCGGTCTTCATCACCGCTTTTGCACGTGACGTACTGTTAAGCATGATTGAAATTTTAAAGCGCGAACCGCAAGCCACGTTTTGGTACTGTGATACGGATTCAGTGCATTTTGGTTATAATGGCGACTTAGACATCGTTAAAGACGATGAAAAGATTTTCCAGGAACTTCATATCCCCTTTGACAAGTCAATCTTTGGCAAGTGGAAGCCCGAGCAGCATATGACGCAAGCTCGTTACCTAGGGAGCAAACGTTACTGGGAAGAAGATCCGGCGTTAGGTGAAGCGATTATCAAAGGGGCTGGGATCCAAAAAGATGGTAAAGCGTACCTTAGCAAGCAAGGGATCGATGCGTTCCAGTACCGGAAAGACAAAGCGATAATCGTACCCTTCACTGTCTCAAAAAAAGTTAGGAACGGGGTAAAAATTTACAAGTCAACAAAACTCATTGAGCCGACCCCTGCACAACGAAAAATGATAAAATTCTTTGATTGATAGTTGACAATCAACGATCAATAGCATATAATATAATTGTAGCAAGGAAGGAAACACCTTCTAAGCTAAAGTTGTAATAGCATAGTGTAGAATAAAATAATTTGGAGGTAATTATTATGCCACTTACAGTTTATGAGAAAAATGGTGTCAAAGGCGGAATGAATGCGATTGTTATGGGTCGGGTCGACTTTAACGTGTTGAACGAGCCACGGATGCCAAAGGCTACGAAGCTAGTACCGGACCCTAAGCCAGAATATGTTGTAGCCTTGACCGACTTTAAGATCCAGGGTGACCTGGAACTCGTTAAGGCGCTGCAGGAAACGGCTTACGCAGACGGCCAAAAGATCAGTTTACGCGACAAGAGTCCATTCCCACCAGTCGTCTTCGGGGTTGACAACCGCAAGGCCGCAGCACCCGATTTGATTGGGGAAGGTAAATGTATCAAGGCGGGCACCGTGGTGCAAGTCCATGTACAAACCTTCGACACCCCGCTGAACGTTGGCTGCGGGTTCGACGCCCTGAAGTTCGGTACTACGTTGGATAAAGTACCAGTTGTTGATGCAGGTGGCTCCGTTAGTGCTAGTGTGTTTGACGCTTTCAGTGATGGCCAAACGCAGCCTGCTGATTGGGAGTAATGAGTGAACCCAAGAGGGCGGGCGTAACGCCTGCCCTTTTTGATAAGGAGGACGAGTGATGCGTTTAGATAAACTAGAACGGCGGATATACAAGACCCGTCGCAACCGGTTAGGTAAAGACACCGATGAAAATCTTTACGGTGATAACTTTGCGATAATGGAACAAGACTACTACCGCATTTACAGCGACTACTTAACTAATATGGTCTTAAACCTGATCACATATGAAAATGCGCCCGACACCCTCGACGAGCGGTTCCTCGAGTTCAACTTGCGTTACTACGGCTTCGCCAGGGTCGGCGGGTTAGACAGCGATAATGTGGTTGTGTTAGGCCAGAACCAAAACGGCGAGTACGGGTTGAACGCCTTGGGATCATTAATTGATCAATCAACAATCCCCAACCCATTTTCCGTTGACGACAAGACTAAAGAACTGCCCTACTTAACGCGCATGAATTACAACGAGCATGAAGCTGGGTACGTAACGCTGACCAATAAATATAACTACTATCTGTCGGGGTTAATGAGTACCTTCACTGATATGCAGCTAGTCGACCGCGTCAGCAAGTCGTTGGCTAAAATCAAAGCCAGCGAAATGCGTAATGTTGACCTGATGAAACAGCAGTTTATTGGCTTAACGAAAAATAAGAATTTAACGGCTAATCAGGTGTATCAACAAATTCAAGAAGGCCAGTCTTTCATTGGGATTGACGAGGACCTGGGGGACATCACCAGGGTGCTAGATGTAACTGATTTCAACATTCATGATTACCTAGCGTCGCTTAAAACGGCATGGAATAATGAAATTTCGGAGCTGTTAACCATGCTAGGTATTAACACAGTTGGGGTTGACAAGAAGGAACGGCTCGTTTCAATGGAGGCTGAGGCAAATGCCCAACTGACGGAAGCCAGCGCGAACGTGTACTTACAAGCACGCAATCAACAATTAGAAATTTTAAACGACGTTTTAGGTACCAAAATTGAAGCCACTTTCAACCAGCAAGCCTTTCAGCAGCTGGTGAAGTTACAAGACGCCGGACTAACCACTGAAGACTTAGACCAAGAGGAGGACGAACAAAATGATTAGTAAAGCGGCATATGAAATGAATAAGTCGTACGCTCAAGCGATCAGTGAGGCGATTAATGATTACTACAACGGCAGCGACTATAAAAATATTTCAGAAATGGTCAAGGATTTTAACACGGTTGAACCAGACGCGCCGGTGTCAGAGAGTACGTTCCGGACGTGGTTACATCATAAGTCGGTACCCGACCTTTACTACGTGGTCCGCTTGGCAGAATTCATGAGCATGGACATCTATGATTTGATTTACAGCCGGAAGGAAGACGAATAATGGCAAAGTATACAATTGAGTTAGGATCAATGGTTTCGGCTCACGCGCACTTAATGGCGACGCAAGGTGACGACCGGATTTTGAATATCAGTGACGGCAGCGGGTATGAAAAGGCCTTCAACATGCCCGAGTTTGTTTGGTTATCCCCGAATGAAGTAATCGAAAAGTATGCTAAATCGTTCATTGATCGGCATGTTGGCACGGGGTTACAAGAGAATATCACCGATAATGAAGAAATGAACGCGGCCATTTACGACCGGTTTTGCCAAACCTTGATTCGTCATTTCTGGGGATATGAAATTGGTCAGGAAAACCCCTTGTATTTCTTAATCCTTTTGCGCAGCGCGCTTGACATGCATTTGCCAATCTGGTATCAAGGTTATCAGAAACTTTTTATCGACAAGGCACAATGGATCACGAATGTTAACGACGGCACCAGTTTAACACTTTCAAAGTCGGATGCAGCTGGTAACAGCAAGCAAGCATCAATCGCCGGAAACGCTGATACGCCGCAAAACGAACTTGACTTTAAGATAAATACCGGGGACCCAACTGACGATTATAATTTCCATTATGCCAGCGACGTCAACGGCGCTAAGTCAACGGGAAGCACAACGAATACAGCGAACGGGACGTCGAACACGTCAACGCATAGCGAGGGACGGAACGCAGTGATCACGGACCTGCTGAACAAAATGCTGACTTACACGAACGGCATTTACTTTGATTTGTTTGATAAGCTGAAGGCAGAAGGACTGTTTATGTTTATAAATTAAGGGAATGATATCCCGTAAGTAAAAACCGTGTTATAATAGAGTTAACTGATTGGGGCTTAGTGAGTACCGACGCGGGGTTCAACGGGTTAAACCGACCGCGCGGTTTAGCTTGAAACGCTGCCCTTTCCCCAATGGGTGCCGGCGGTTGCTAGGTGTTACCTAGTGGCCGCTTTTTTGTGTATCCATGATATAATGGAGTTAATCAAACAAGGAGGTTATTTTATGACAGAGGACATTAACGAAATTTTGCACCTGGATCCAACCGAGGTAGCAAAGTTTGAAAAGATCATGAACGAGATTAATGGTTTCATGGACTGGCACAAAAATCAAGAAACGCCGCCAGCAATTGACGACCTGGATCAATTCCATAAGACTTGGTTTTATAACAACTGGCGGGTTCGCTTCCGCCGTTTGTCCGCGTTCACGAACCTGGGGGCGCGCGGCGTGATCGCAATTCCAAATACCACGTTTGAAGAGTGGTTATGGTATTTCCACGAATGGGCTGAAGCACTAACCGACGACTACAACGAATTTAAAAAAATGGTCTACGAAGCGCTCTTAATGATTCAAAAGCACCTCGAAGCGATCGATAAGGTTCTGCAAAATCACGAACAACGGATCACTAAGATTGAAAACGACATCAAGGAGATCAAGCAAGAGATTAAACAGCTGGGTGATGAAATTACCAACATTAAAAAAGATGTCAGCAATATCAACAATCAAATAACAAACATTCAGCAAAACCTGGGTAAGAATAACGCCGCCCTGCAAAAGATTTTGCAGAGCCTTAAAAACATCGGGGTTTGGAACCAGACCGGTGGCACCATTTTTGAAGGCGAGTTTGCACCTAGCATGGGCATTGCTGGCGGTAACATTAACCTTTTTGGCGGTGCGCCAGACGGCGGGTCTTGGATTCGGACTAACAACGGCCAGACAGAAAATGATATTACTGCCGGCATTTAAGGAGGCGATTGTATGGTTTTAGAATTACGCAGCCGCTTTGATTCGTCAGGCGCTTATAGCGCCGCACAACAACAAGGGGTGCCGGCATGGCGCACTGGCGCTGGAATTGACGACAAGATGAATTGGTGGGGCGGCCCCGGCACGGACGAAAACGAGGCTTTCTACTGGTCGCTGGTCGACAACCACGCGTATATCCAATACGGTAAAAACCAAAGTGCTTGGGCCGGCTGCCGTGTGATTGACGAAATCTTAACTTGGACCAACGAGCGCCAAAACCCCGACGGCAGTGTTGAGTGCGACGTTACGGTGGACATTGGGGACTACTGGGGGCGCACAACTGATTACTTTACAGGTTCAGTACCCGTCGTGCATAGAGTTAAAGTCGGCGATCAAACGGTCATAACTTACTCCGGTGGTACCGGTGACGCTTTTCGAGTAGCGGCAAACCCCAATCGCGTAACAAAGCATATCAGCGTTAGTCCGCAAAGCTATAGTGATACGGTGCAGTTATATATGGACGTTCACTACCCCACTGGCGTCTTCCCGGACGCACACTTTGAAGCCGGCTTAACTCTTTATAACCCCACGCCGCCGGCTTATATTCCGATGAGTACGCGCAAAAACGGGCAATGGCTAAACTTGAACGATCACGGCGGGCATATCAGTATCCGGCATGCCACCTGGCAAGACCGGTCTAAAGAATTATTCACGACCCAACGGCAGGAAAACCAAGGTCACAACCGCATTCGGCGTAGTGGCAAGTGGCTGCAGCTACCAAAGATGTAGGCTGCAATTATTGTCGATCGATGATAAAATAACGGTAACGAAAGGAGCTAATAATATGTTAAAAATGATTGATGTTTATTCTGGTTCGCCGCGTAGTTTCGCGACCGATCCAGTGTCGGACATTACAATGGTTAAAGCAACGCAAGGCACGGGGTACGTTAATCCATACTGCAACCAGGACTGGGACGCGGCCAAAAACGCGGGCAAGCTGCTCGGGTTGTATCACTACGCCGGCGGCGGTGACGCCGTTCGTGAAGCTGACTACTTTATTAGTAATATCAAGGGCTATGTTGGTCAGGCCGTGTTGGCCCTGGATTGGGAAAGCAATCAAAATGCCGCTTGGGGCGTTAATAACTGGGCCCGCCGGTTTGTTGATCGGGTCCACGAACTGACGGGTGTGTGGCCGTTAATCTACGTTTCGCAAAGCGCCATTGATCAAGTTGCCAACTGCGCAAATACGTGCGGACTATGGGTGGCCCGGTATGCTTATAACCAACCGTTAAACTGGGACTACAAAGGCGCTAATTTCAGCGTTGCACCATGGAAAACATTCACAATCCATCAGTTCACGGGGACTGATATGGACCGGAACATGGTTAACACCGATCGCGAAGGCTGGTTAAGACTGGCTAAAGGCGACGGTGGCGCCGCCCCTTCTCCAGTACCGCAGCCGCAACCACAACCAAAGCCAAAACCACAAGCCGCCGGGTTCACTGATGAAATGGGGGATCACTGGACTTACGAGAACGGCAAGTTCACGAGTACGACGACGTTACACCTACGTTGGGGTGCCCGCCCCTGGGCGTCAACAATTGCAACCCTGCCCGCTGGCAGTACGATCAAGTACGACGCCTGGTCCCGCGGTAGTCAGTTTGTCTACATTCGACAACCACGGGGAAACGGGCAGTACGGTTACGTTGCTGTTCGGGATGCTAAAACCGGTGAGGCTTACGGAACGTTTGCATAAAATGTGATTAGGTACTATAATGCAAGTATGAAACCGCATGTCAGCGCGCCTGCGGGACTAGTCAAAATTGCGCAACTGGCTCGACTTAATGCCGGGTCTTTTTATTTCAACTTTTTTGTAAAAAGTGATTTACAAATGCGGTACACCGGTGTATTATAATATATGTAAAGAGGAATTAATAAAAAAGGAGTTGGCAAAAATGAAAACAATTATGACTAACGCTTGGAAAATCGCTCGCAACGCTGCTAAGAAATTCGGTGGTAAAGCAATCGAGTATATTGGAGGTGCTTTAAAGATGGCATGGCAAGCAGCTAAGGAATTAACCGAAAAGACGATCAGTGCGCTTGAAAACAAGGGTTACAACCGTTGGACTACAGATGACCACGATCGTCTGTACCTGAACATCTACAAGCATGAAGGAATGATGCATTACGGCAAATGGAACGGTGAAGAGGTATGGCCCGCTGAACAACGTGCCATTAAGGCGATCAAGGTATGGATTGACGTCAAGACGGGTAAAGTTTGTCACGACTACACGAAAGTCAACCGCTACTCAACGCAGTACGTCCAAGAAATGATCGACGCCGCGCAGGCAGACGTCGCTAGTCTTAACTAGGAGGGGGTACAACGATGATCATTGACACGGATAAGATTAAGCAGCTGGTCTGCGATTCCAGCATGTCGGCAACGCAACTGGAAAAGCGGACTGAGGTCAGTCGGGTAACTATATGTAACTTAAGGCGCGGGCGCTCGTCCTGGGGCAAAGTCTGGCTGGGGACGTTAGAAAAGTTGCAAAGTTACATTGATGAACGCTAGGAGGAAATAAAAAAATGACAAAAATTATCAGTTATGACGGTGACGAGTTTAAATGCATTGATTGCGTTCCTGAATGGGAACAGTATCACGATATTTTTGTGGCTAAACACCCCCACGCTGACGTGTACGGGCGACTGTATCAAGCGATTAACACCAATTGGAATGGGCAAGGGATTATCAAGCATCTGTACGCGTATAGGCAAAACCGGGGGTATTTAAGAACCAACCTGCCGACGTTGGAGACGTGCAAACAGCGTTGCGTCCTAATGCATCGGCTAGTTTATCTGACTTGGGCAAATCAGCTGCCAGCTGATTATCAAGACTTAGATATTAATCATATTGACGAAGACAAGTACAACAACAACTTTTCAAACTTAGAATTGGTTTGTCACGCCGCTAACTGCAACTTTGGGAGCCGCGGCAAACGGCAACTTGAAACCATGATCAAAAATGGCAACACGTCACGGGTCGTTGCGTTCGATACCAAGCTGATGCAAGAGTACCACTTTCCTACGATACGCGCGTGCGCCCGTGCCCTAAACTTAGACCGCCGCTCAATTTACCGATGTTTAGCCGGCCAACAACGTCAAACAAAAGGTTTTGTCTTCTGCCGAGAAGCCGGCATCAACAACTAAATAACTTTTGTCAACGCCCCTTGCGGGCGCTTTTATGTTATAATGATTTATATAAGTAATTTTAAACTTATGTCTTTTTTCGAAAGGAGAACTCAACAATGCAAGAAAATGTACAACCAACCACGCAAACGGTCGGTACCATTCGCGATCGTCGGACCTTATTCTCTGGCCAGGCGAACACCCGTCAATATACCGACGCTGAAAAGCCAGTGATGTTCAAGAACCGGGACAACAAGCAGCTGGGTCAAAACTGGGACGATCCTAAAATCGCCGGGATTCTGGCCCAAGACAATCAGAACTAAGGGGGTTTTTAAAAAATGGCAATCAATACGGAACTACTCGATGCGCTGGGCGATAACACCCTGGTCCAAGCCATTGGGGCCTTGTATGACCTGGGCGAAGACGCGACGCCACTGTTGGCCGATCACCTGGAACAAATGACCGACGTGCAAGACCGCACGACGGCGTTGTTAAGCGCGACGAAAGAGCTTTATGCCGCTTACAAGGAGCAATCCGAACAGTTGCAAGCGCAAAAAGACGCTAACGTTAAGTTGATGTATGACGCGACGCAGCGCGGCTTGAAGACGGACAACGCCCTGAAGCGGGAAGAACAAGAACAAAACGACCAGTTTGATAACGAACTGGCAAATATCGAACTTTCAACTGAAAATTAGGAGGTTTTACCAACATGCCACAATCGAAACTTGCTAAGGCCACGACGGAAGCCTTGGGTCATACCGTTACTGACGACCAGATTTTTAAGAACGCCCTGGATTCCATGGGCCCTGAAAATAACCTGCCAGGCTACCACGCCGGCGATAATTTCGTGCCTTACGGTCAGTCATTTTTGAACAACCCGGAAACCTACTTTGATTACTTGAACACGATTGCCGTCAAGTACGGTCTGGTTTTCATCAAGCAATCCCTGGCGCAAAATCCACTCTACAATTTTAAGCGCGGGCAGATTCCATACGGTGGGAAGATTGAAAGTGTCGTATTTGATACAATTTCCCCAAAGGTTTACCGCCCGGATAAGATTACCGGTTCCGAAAGCCCCTTCGCGCAAAACTTCGGCCGCGTCGTTGGTAAGACTTATACGCAGTGGTTCGACATCGAAAGTTCGAACACAATCGTGGACACGCAGGACACGATGTTTTTCCAAAACTTGCAACAATTCCACGACTTTGTGTATGGGAAGGTCGCGCAACTGGTTAACGGCGCCGTGCTGGACGAGTTCTATCACACCAAGCTGACATTGAGTAAGTCCCTGGCCGACGGCATGATCGCCAAGACCACGGTCGACAACGTTAAGGAATTGCAAAAGCAAATTCTGTACTATGCTCGGCGCTTCCAATACTTTAGCCGCGACAATAACTCAATGGGAATCAACCAGGCGACCCACGTTTCCGACATTGAAGTGCTGGTGCCCTTGAAGACGTCGATTGACATTGATGTTGACTTTGTCGCTAATGCCTTCAACCCAGAATTATTCAAGGCAACGCAGGTCCACTTCACCGAAGTTGACGCATTCCCAGACGTGTGGACTTACAACACAGACCACACCGTTACCAGCGACGACATTGACAAGGGTTACGTTGACGGCCGCGTTCACCCAGTCGGTTCTGTGATTAAGAAGGGCTCGATTGCAACCGCTAATGCAACGGATGCTGAACAGACGCTGGTTGGTGACAAGGTTGGGGCGATCGTGCTTGACCGCGACGCCTTGCAGCTATGGGACGCGCTGCCATTGACGCTTTCGACGATTAACAACCCCAAGAAGCGTTACACCAACATCTTCCTGAACCAAAAGACGGCCTTGATGTTCGTGCAAGCCTTGAACTCACGAGCTATTATGCTGAAGTAAAACGGCCGAAACAATGCTATAATAAAAGGGTAGGAAATAATTCCTATCCTTTTTTAGTACTATTTTAGGAGGTTATTATTATGCAAACGACACGCGCCGGGTTCACCGGCGAAGACTTTTACGGTTCTAACGATACGGACGTCGTCCATTTTCGGTACCTGCACAAGCTGCTGCGGCAAGTCCCAACCATGACGCTTTCTGACGTTAGCGACGGTAAGTTTACCCAATATGTTGAACATGTCGCAACCACGTCAAAGTACGGTTCTCATACCTATAAGACAGCGGTAACAACAATGAACGCCGACCACGTGGTTAGCACCCATGAGTTTAACCCGTTTGTCGACGATCAGTTAGACACGTTTTATCAAGACGTTGTTAAGCCGCAAGTTGACCGGTTAGACAAGCGGATCAGCGACCTGGCTAAAGTTGTTAAGGCGCAAGGCGAGGCTATTACGGCGTTGCAAGGTACCGTTCACGAACAGGGCGAAACGATCACCACGCTGCAAACGCAGTTCGGGGAGCAAGCCAAGTCACTGGCGGCCATGGAAAAACGCCTGACCGCACTTGAACAACCAAGCGAACCAACGAAGTAAAGGAGGTACCATTTTATGCGAATTGATGACAAACGTTTTTATCCTTCCAACTGGCAAGACTTTATTCATAAAGGTGCCATTACTGAACTGTTTAAGGCAGTACCCGAAATTAACATTCCTGATCTTAATGCCACCACAATTGACAAAGTTGAATATCAAAAAGACGCGAATGGCGAGTATCGCATGCTGGTCGACTATACCGATCAAGACGGCGTTAGCCATAACACGGTCTTGAACCCCGCGATTACGCAGCGGGTGATCGCCCTGGCTAACCAAGAAGTCGTTAAGCATTTTTTGTACACCAAGAATGGTCAGGACATTAACATTCAGACCATGCGATTCATTGACGACAAGCTGCGGCTGCAACTGGTTGACGGCCAGTCCGTTGAAATTGACTTAAAACCGCTTATCCCCCGAATTAATGTTGTTGGTCCCGACGGCGAAGTGCTGCAAAAGGACCTTAACTATCAGGTCGCTGACGATGCGATTGTTTTCATTGACCTGCACGGAAACGAAACCAAGCTCGATTTTAAGAAGTTGGTCCACGTTGCTGACTACCAGCGCGACCAACAAGCAATCGCGCAAAAGTTTACTGATTTTGATAACAAAAAACTCGACAAAGATGAGTTTGATCGGTTTAACCTGACTAACCAGGCCGCCTTGGATAAAAAAGTTGATAAGACCGCACATGCCGCCGACGTTGAGCATTTGCAAGGCGAAATCGACACCAAGGCTGAGACCGCCGACGTTGAAACTAAACTCAACACGGTTGTAAAGGTAGCCGACTTTGATGCGTTTAAGGATACCAACCAAGCGACGCTTGAAACCAAAGCCGACAAAAATGCAATGGCCGACCAACTGGATAAGAAGCAGGACAAGACCACGTACGCGCAGGAAATGGCCGATCTGCAAACTCAAATCAACGATCGGACAACCCATGCCGAAACAGACACTGCCCTGCTTAAGACCGTCAAGCAGCTCAAAGACTGGGCCGAACCAATTCACGATGACCTTCAGCAAACTTTGGGCTTAAAAGCCAGCACGGTTGTAGTTAACGACTTGAAAAAACGGGTTGAGGACGTTAACGCGTTAAAGCTGAGTAAAACGGACTACGAGCATGATAAGACTGCGTTTGTTACTGCCGAACAACTGGGGACCTACGTAACAAAGTCAGCCTTAACGCAAGGCTACTACACCAAAACCGATACTGACGCGCTCTTATCGACTAAGCTTGGGCAGGGCGCTTTAAACGACTTGAAACATCTGATGCAGCAACAAATCGACGCCAAGGCTAACGCCAGCGACGTGTTGGCTGATCACTACACCAAGCAAGAAGTCGACGCTTTGATCAAGACGGCGCAAACCACCAATCGCCAGATGCTTATGCCTTACATCGCAGCCGATGGCAACTGGCACGTCAAACTGGTTGAGCTGAAACCGGATGGATCATTTGCTGACGTCCTTAACCCAGAAACTGACTCAAGTGATCGCACCCCCGAGTAAACATGCTATAATAGATGTGATAAATGAAAGGAGTTTTATATATGGCACTAAAATTTGACACAGATTTAGGCGTCAAGGCGCAAGGTCCGCAAGGTAACCCAGGTGAAAAGGGGGCTACCGGTGAGCCTGGCCCCCAAGGTGACCCCGGTAAGATTTACAAGCCTTACGTGAGCGAAGACGGGGCCCTGCACGCCAAGTTAATCAACTCCGACGGAACCGATGTAACCGAGTAACGTTATAGTTTTAATAACAGGAGGTTTTTTATGCAGTTACCACTTGATTTAAATTTGATTCAGCACGTGCTTAACAGTTCAACCGTAACGGGGGACCTGAACAACCTTACGCAAAGCGGCTTTTACTACGTTCAAGAACCGATTAATGCCCCCACGTCCAGTTGGCCACACGTGATCGTTACTTCTAACGATGACCATTCGAAGGTTTTCCAGTTGTGTTCCCCCGACGGTACTGATGAGGGTGTCTGGTTCCGTAAGTTATCCGCTGGCATCTGGACTGCCTGGCAGAAGCTTGATCGCACCGCGGACGTTACCCAAGCTTTAACAACCGCAAATAAGGCTAAGGAAACGGCCGCCGCTGTAGCGCTCGACCTTTCAAAGATTGGCCAGTTGGTCAAAATCCCGCAAAGCACCTGGGTGCCGGGTAGTGGGATCTCCCTCAGTCCCGACGAGTACTTCCGCCAACTCACGCTCATCAACCTGGGCGATAATGCGCTGCTTTACTTTGACCAACGCATCACCACGACGGCACCCATTGGTACAGGATGGCATTCCTTGCTGAGTTTCCCAACATCATATCTGGAGCCTTATCAAGGCAGCGGACAAACCATTCCGATTACGTTTGAGTCAAACGATAGTTTGCATGCTGGCACGATCGGATTGGATAAGGACAAGGGGCAGACGAACATCTACGTAGCCACTGAAATACCAGCAAATACCACGATTTCTATGAGCGGTCTTATGCTGATTTCCAAGAATACAAATTTAATTAACAATTAGGAGGCTAAACATGCAGTACTTTTTTTACGACCCAACAACTAAGGCCTACACCTACACAGATACTCTCCCGGATGGGCAAGTCGTTGACAATGCGACTACAATCCCCCCAGTTGATGTACACGGCAACGGTTTGCTCGATCCTACATGGGATGGTACTACCTGGGTTCCAATGAGTGAAGCCGATTTCATCAACAAGCATAAGCATGACGGTACGACCTCCCCGTATACGCCAACGAACACTACATCCTCAACGGACATTTTGTTCAGCAAGTTGACTGGCCAAGTGTTGGACGCGCAACTTAAGCTAAAACAACATGATCAGCAGATTGCGGCCCTTACCAATGAACTGTTAAAACAAGTCAAGACACCTAAATAAGGAGGAAAATTATGTATTCCATTTTTAAAATGTATTTCCCTATGGGATTGTTCACGATTCAACAATGCAAGGACGCTGTTTTCGTTGGGTGGTTGACTGAGCAGCAATTTAAGGAAATTACCAACCAGGAATATGCCGCTTAAGGGATACACCATGCCTAACACGGGCATGGCTTTTTTGTTGTATAATGAACTTGCGGAATAATTTTAAGGAGGCAGCTTATCGTGAAACAAAAAAAGTATATCGACGTCGGACAGTTTCAACAAGACGAATACCCCGTGACCTTCATCATCGGTGCGCGTGGCGTGGGGAAGACGATCAGCGCGTTATCACAGAAACTAAAAACCAACTGGAACAATCACACAATGTTCATCTACTTACGCCGTTATCAAAGCGAAATTGAAACGGCCAGCTTCAACCTGGCACTGTTGTCAAAGCTGGTTGGTCACACGGTTACACGCGACTGGGCCACTGATAAGAACGGCAAGAAGGTCGATTGTTTGCTGGTGGACGGCACGGTCGTCTGCTACTTGTTGGCACTATCGACGGCTGCCAAGTATAAATCAAACGATTATTCCGACGTCACCGAAATTATCTACGACGAGTTTATCGACCCGCGCGGCCGCGAACTGAAAAACGAAACGAAACTCTTTTTGAATTTTGCCATGACGGTGTTTCGTGACTTTACCAAGTATCATGCCCTTTTCTTGGCCAACGCGACGAACTTATATAACTGCTACTTCTTGGATTTCATGATTATGCCCAAATACAAAATCACGAAATTTTCAAAGCTGGGAATTAAAATTGTTATGTATCAGACGTCAGATGCGCTGAATTCTGAACACTATAACAGCATCTTAGGTAAACAAGTTTTACGTCTGGAAGGGGAAGATTCTTCGAGTTTGGCGAACCGTTTTGACAACGCCTTTGACGACTTTATTTCTAGCCTTGACAAATATGGCAAGTATCAAATGACCATCCACCTGGGTGGGGTGGCGTACGGTATTTATACCGATCTTGATTTTATTATCATTTCAACTAAGGTTGATCCGTCATATCCAGCCAAGTACGCCATGACCTACGACGACGCTTCTAACGACGTCCCAATAATCGACCCGCTGCAGACAAATTCGCTCATCGCGGCTTTCAAACGCGGCCAGCTGCGATTTACCGACGTGAAAAGCCGGTCAAAATGGATTAAATTCTTTAAGCACCCACGCATCACGGGAGGGGATTTATAATGTCAACCATGGTCGAACGCAAAAACTACGCGGCCCAGTGTTTGTTGGCCCGCGGCTTAAACAAAACAACGATTATCGCAATCCTTTGCAACGGCTATCACGAAAGCGGCGGTTCGTTCTCACCCACCCAACATCAAATTGGTGGCAGCGCCTTTGGCATCTGGCAATGGGACGGAAATCAGCGCCAAGCCGAAATTATCAGTTATGCACGCAGTCATTCTGAAAAGGACGCGATTAAATGGCAGTGCAACTTTCTCGTTGACAACCGCCCGAACCAGTGGATTAATAAAGCCGGGATGTCTTGGAACGATTTTTTGCACAATTCCACTAACAGCGATTGGAAACGGTTAACCTATGTATTTTGTGTTTCCTGGGAACGCCCTGGGGTGCCGCTCATGCAAAGTCGGTACGACGCTTATAACAAGATCATGCCAGTTGACTGGGGCAACGGCGGTGGCGGTGGTGGTAGTAATGTCGGCGGCGACACTAAACCTGCCCCCACCGCTAAAAAGTATCCGACCATGAAGCAATGCATGGCTCTTTACGATAAGATGCACCCGCACAATAACCGACCGGAAAATCCGGATAACCAAAAACCCAACCCCGGGGGCGGGGGCGCCGTTGGTGGCTTTGATAACAAACCCTGCCTTGCGTACTTTAACACGCACCGTGGTCATCTGTACTACTCAATGCCGGGCCGCGCTGGCGTCTATTCCGGCCGCTGCGCCGACTGTTCCAGCTTCGTTTCATACATGCTGCATCTGGGGTACCACGACAACAACACGACCCTATATACCACGGAAACACTGCATGGACGCTTACAGCAACTTGGTTATCATTGCGTTGAGCAAGGCTCCAACAAGGTGGCGCACCACCCGTTTAAAACCGGGGATGTCATTATTTTTGGGCGCCGCGGCAGCAGCCTTGGGGGTGCAGGCCATACTGGTATCTGCCTAGACAGCCCTCGGTTTTTCGATTGCAACGGCAGCAGCAACGGGCTTAAAGAGTTTCCTTCTGGCCAGTACTTTCTGAACTGGCATTCAGCAACAAATTATTGGTACCACTACACAAAGTAATGAGGGGGTTGAACTAATGTCTGAAATTCCTTACATTGCCATTGATGAACACGTTAGCGACTTGGTTGCTAGCGACGACGGCGTATTTACAGGCACGGGATCACTGGTCGTTCCGTTTACCATGATCGACATCTCAAGCGAACAACGTTTTTCCTACTTAAAACCTAACGAGCATGCCTTTGTTTCGTGGCTGCCGTTATACGACGATTATTACTGGTTGTTTCAATGCCAAGGTGACCTGGTTTTTGACAAGGAGATTGCGCACCCTGGCCAGATTAATTTATATGGTCAAGGGCAAACCTTGACTACACCGGGTAATTTCACTTTCTTCTATTCCACGGTTAAAAAACCGTTTCGCGTTGATAAAATCTCAATGACCCGTCATGCATGGCCCTTCACTTATGCATCGCGGCAAGCCCGCACTGGGAAGATTGACCGCGTCAATATCCTTGATATGCGTGACCAAGACGGGCTGGTCGCCATTGACGATCAATTCGGCCAGTATATGGACGACGTGCAGACTGACGATTTAATCCGCTTAAACCTGGGTGAAATGTTAGGAGTTGACGGTTTATGACCAAAAACATATTTGCTGATGTTTCCAGTCACCAACCCGAAACCCTTAACTACTTTCAACAATTAAAAAATGCTGGGTGTAAGGGAGTTGTGATAAAATTAACAGAGGGGACTACCTATACGAATCCCAAGGCAAAAAATCAAATTGCGCATGCTAAGGCTTTAGGAATGAAAGTTTCGGCTTATCACTTTGGCCGTTTTACGTCGGTTGCTACTGCGCAAGCGGAAGCCCGTTACTTTTTGAACAGCTTAAAAGCGCACGGGGTTGGAACCGATGCCGTTGTCGTCAACGACTTCGAGGTAACTCACGCCAGTGTCGCGGCGCTTAACGCGTTCTACGAACCACTTGAAGCAGCTGGCTATAAGCAGGTTTCAATCTATTCCATGCGTTCATGGTTTACCGCAGGCTATTTTAACGGGGTTCGCGGCCTTAAATGGGTTGCCGAATACGGGCGATCCAACTGTTCTGTGCAATGTGACGCCTGGCAGTATACGTCAACGGCGATGATTGCCGGCGTGGCGACTGATATGTCCTGGGATTACAACGGAGCATTTACCAGCTCTGTTAGCTCGGGTGCCCATTCGCAAAGCAATAGCGACCGGGAAAACAGTCACCAAAAGAACCAGACCGACGCTACCAAAATGGCGTATTGCTACAGTCTGCAGAATTTGATTTTAATGCCTTTGTATGACAAATGGATGCATTAAAGGAGGTTTACTTTGATTACGTTAATTCGCCAAGCGACCGGACAACCGCTGTTTAGCTCGAACTCCATCTACGGGATCCTGGACTTGTTGCTGATGAACTGGGCGAACGACCAGGACTTTCAGCTAGTCTTCGATCAAGCCGCTAGCACAATCACCGTTAACGGTGTTATCTACTTGCTTGAATGGTACGACTTAGCTGGTAACCAACGAGGGGAGGTGCTTATTAATGAATGAAATTAACTATTTTATCCTTGACGCCGATCATAACATTATTGATTCGGGGCTGGAACTGGTTTATACCATGCACCATTTTATCCGCGGGCAACAGTTTGCTGCCCTTGGCATTGAACCAGCCGCGGCTGACTACGACTTAGAAATTCCTGCCAATGCCGCCACGCGTACCGAAGGCGCTACGATCGCGTACCCGGTTCACCAGCTGAAAAAAATTTATATTGATGAAACGCCTTATTACCTTGCTTGCTACACCCTTGATCCAGGTTCCGATATGGAGGTGTCAGAAAATGTCAATTGATCAATTTGTCGAGTTCACCGGTAACGGTCTAGATCAAACGAACGTGCTAATCACTTTCGCCTTGCTTGATACTATCTTAGGTATCTCGCTGCGCTTACTCCAGAAACGACCGTTAATCTCAAATAAATTCTTGGCTGGGCTTACTCGCAACTGTATCCCCGCCTTCCTGCCAGCGTTGCTGCAGTTTCTTGAAAATAACCAACCCGGAACCCCACTGTGCTATGAGTACGCCGAATTCTTTATCTTTGTCTGCGCTGGGTACTTCTTGATTCAAAGCATTTTATGCAACCTTAACGGATTGGGTACGCCGCTGCCACCCTGGCTCACTAAGTGGCTCACAAACGAACTAAAAGAAAAGGGGCTGAAATAATGGCAAAACGACAACTATCTACGATCACCCTCTACGCAGCAGTCCCGTTTGACGAAACTTACAAGCACGTCGTTGACTGGCACAACCAAAAGGACCTTGACGATTTTCTCGACACTTACCCACATATCACGGAACAAACGTCATACCAAAACTTAAACAAACCCATTCGCTGGGATACTATGAAAACATACGATCTTCACAGTCCCCGCGGCGGCGTTCCACAACTCACCGCCACGCTCAACGCCTTAACCACGTTTAATTACGTTAAAATTCACAACGTCGATCATAACGGTAACTGGCGCAACTACTACGCGTTTATTACCAACCTCGAGTATTATAACGACGGCTGTACCTTCATTTACTTTAGTATTGACAACTGGAATACATTTAAATTCAATATTAACTGGGACTCTTGCCGTGCAATGGTACAACGCGGCTTCGTCAATGAGATTAACAAGGAGGGGACCGATTTTTCTAACACCTTCAAAAAGATTATGAATAACCCGGACGAAATCGGCGGTGACGGATGCGGTTTCCTACGTGAAAGTGATCAGCTTGCTTTTCACCCCAAAATCGGTAGTAAAGATACCTGGTATTACGACAAAACTGTCAAATTTATCCTCTTTACGGCTCAACCTAAAGACGCTGCTACTGAAGCGGGGTCTTATCTTGGTTTGTATTCCCAGTATCTATATTACTTTATTGCTTACAATCCGCAAAATATGCGCCTTTATAACGTTCAAGTCAAAGGGAAAACAATTTCTTCACACCACGACACCACCGTTAAACAAGCCTACCAGGCTTTAAGCAAAGTCAAAGAGTTTGCCGGGTCTGATAGCCTGGTCGTTGATAGCGAAATTTACAGTTACTTGGGGATCCCCTTCGAAATGAATGATGACACGATTAATTTTACTGATAAAAACTTGAACTTGACTGAAAAATCAACCTACTTAATTCAGTTAGATAGTACCGGCTTAGTTTTCGCTCCGGAAACTGGTCATATCGTATATTCTAACAGCAACAAACTTAACACCGGCGGTAACTTATTCAGCCGTTTAGTCAACTTCTACCGAAACACGTACGGTCTGCTGTGCCCCCTTAAACTTATGGGCGCTCCTTTCTCAAAACTTTTCTTCACTGATGGGAAGGGCACTAATCTAAGCCTTGACTTACTCCGATTTACCACTCTTGCGTCTGACGGGATCACCATCAAGCGCTTTGGCTCAATCAGCGAAAATGGCCACGAAACCTATTCGGTTAATCACTATAACCGCTCACACACTGCGGATCAGAACAATTACGTTACCTACGAAAATGCACTCGCGATTGATAACGCCGCCCGTGACGTTCCAATCATCCTTGATAACTACACAATGTATTTGAACGCCAACCGTAACCAACTTGCTAACGTTCGCGCTAATGCTAAAATGAACGAAAGGCTGACTAAACAAGGCAATTTGATTTCGTTGCAAAATACCAACCGTTCCCTGGCCACCGCGCAAAACGTTAACGCCTACCAAAATGCGCGGGGTATGGGTATGGCTAAATTTGACGCTGCTACCGGTGTTATTAGTGGGGCTGCGTCTGGTGCTATGCACGGCGGTCTCGTTGGTGGGCTGCTCGGCGGTGTCGGGGGTGCCATTCGCGGCGGCATCAACATGTATAAGACGGGTTATGGTAATGAAACATCTGCGACGGCCTTGGCAATGCAGAACGCTACATCAGCCCAGAACGCCCGCGCTAACTACGCATTCCAAAACGCCGTGGCAACGAACAATTATGAGCGAACTATTAGGAGCCAAAATGCATTGCTGGCTGATGTCCACAACCACAACGACCAAATTGCGCATCAGGGAAGTAACTACTTGGTTTCGTTCCAAGAAGGCAATTACGGCATGCACTACCAACTCTTCACTTGCCAAAATTCCGTCATGCAAAACGCCATGCTATACTTTAACCTGTTCGGCTACGAGGTTAACCAGTACGGTCTGATACACCCTTGGCTGTATGTCAAGAGCACGTTTAACTACGTCAGGACTTCGAATTGTACCATAAACGGGTCCATGCCCACCGCCGCAACTAAAACTCTTGAAACGATGTTTGATAATGGTGTTACGGTCTGGAAAACTGATAAAGTGTCACTTGATCGGTTCGCCATTCGCGATCAAAAGTCCGATAACTTTTTCAATGCTGATAACCCGTTTGACTAACTTGCAAAATGCTATTTAACCTGCTACAATAAAACTATGGTGAGGTTGCCTCACCTCACTTGCTTTTGATTTATACCCATTTTTGCTTTACTCCTGCAAATAAAAACCGCTAGCTCCCTGCTAGCGGTTTTTATTATTTGTGGTAGGTTTCAATCGCCGTTCCAATTTCTAATAACAGCCAGGCGCTTATCCACCCAAGCACCATTGCTATTGCACCTTGCATAAAATTTATCCAAATTGCCCAGCCAATGCCACCAATCGTTATTAGTAATGACCCTATTGCTAAATAATATATTATCTTTGCCATGTTATTTATCGTCCTTTCTAGTTATATCTAACGCCATTTGTAACCCAATTAAACCAATCCAGATTACCGCGATCCAATTTGCTTTAATATAATGGTTTGTCATATACAAATATACGAACCCGCCGCTTAACAACGACCATACTAATGCTTTAATTGTTGCCATAGTTTCCACCTCCCTGATAACTGCTGTCTGTCGTCTGATTGTTTTCGGCCCCTGTTTGTTGCGACGAGCTGGCCGCCGGTGCTGATGCTGAATTTGTCGTCGTGTTCGGTGCGTAATAGCTATCGTTATCGTTAGTATTATACTCTGGTTCCGTTTCTGTTTCTTCATCGTCACTGTAGAACTCGCCCATGTAATGATCATTGCCTTCCAATGGGTCATTTGCTGGTTGCGGGCTGATATCATATTTATTGCAATACCAGTATAAATCGTCTGCTTCCTGCGAGGTAATAGTTTCCCCGTTGCAATATTTAGCTAATGCTTTCTTCCCCCGTGTTAATCTATCGTTTTCATTGTTGCTTTCATCAGTTCTCGACGACCCATTATTCGTTGCACTAACTTTTGTATCTTTGCCTTCTTCTTTTTTCGTCTCTGCTTTTTTATGCTTCTTTGGTTTGCTGCTTGTTGTTTGCGTTGTTACATTTTCATCTTTTACAACTGGATTAGATTGCTTCTGACAGAATGTTACTACGATACCAGCCAAAAATGTTATTGCCAGTATGGTTATTATTTTCAGGATTTTTAACCCGTTGGCCTTTTTTGCCATATGTTTACTCCGTCTCATTTTTAACACCCCTTATTCGTTTGTCATATTACGTAACTTTTCATTCTCTTCTTGTAACCGATCGATTTCTTCTCTTAATTCATAGTTTTCGTCTTCTAGACGCCGATTGTCAGCCTCCAATTCATTATTTTCTGCATCTAAGTCTTCATTCTCTTCTTCTAATTCAGCTTCATACTCTTTTACCGTAGCGACGTGCTCATTCACGTATAAAAATTGATATTTTAATTCCGCTACTAACTTTTCTTGTTGCTTTTCATCTAACCCTAATTCTTCAGTAATCGTATTATACAGTCCTGTTTTATTTTCAGTTATGTCGCTAAGAAATTCTAAATCTTTTAGTAAAATCATTTTTCTTCCTCCTTGCAAATTTTTATGCTTCGTTGTATCATTTTTTC